ATTTAATAAAAAAATAAAAGTATGTCCACGTGGAACAACTAATATAACAGTTGCTAGTGTACCAAGTGTACCAACACCAACTGATGTAACAACACCAATTACTACTGAAACACCAATTATTACAAATTCTACATTCAATATTGCTAGAACAAATAATTAATGAATAGAGTAGATAATTTAGCATTAATATTACAAGCATTAAGTCTACAAATATTATTTCAAGACTGCAACAATACAGATTTAATGCAAGAATTACAAAGGCAAGATAGTGAATATTTAGAAAAAATCATTGAAAATCAAAATGAAATATTAACCCTTTTAAGAAAGGAGGAATAATAATGAACGAAAAGTTAGAAAAGAAAACTGAAGAAAGTATAAATAAGATACTAGATGAAGGTATTACTACTAACAATTTAGACCATTTATATAAACTAACTAAAATAAATCATATAGCAAAGGAAGGAGAGAATACAATGAGATATAACGAATATAATGAATATCGTGATTATAATGGACGTGGACCAGGACATGGAAGTTACGGAGAATATAATCGTGGATATGGTGAATATAACAATGGATATAACGCCAGAGGTAGAGATAGTAAGTATAGAGGCTATGGACATTTAGATAGAATGTATAATGAATATGGCAATTATAGTTATGGTAGAGAAAGATACGGAGCAAATGAAGACACAAAAAGAAGTTTAGAATATATGCTAAGAAGTATGGAAGATTTTGCTCGTATGCTTAAAGAAGAAGCTAATTCTCAAGAGGAAGTCCAAATGATTAGAGAAACAGCTCAAAGAATAGCACAAATGTAATATGAGATATTATTTTTATAATGCGAACCCAAAAGGTTTATTTACAGAAGATTGCACTTGTAGAGCCATCAGCGTAGCCGAAGGAATTAGTTGGGAAAAATGTCACGAAAAGTTAAGCAATTTATCAAGAGAATACGGAACACTTTTAAATAATGTAAATTTTGTAGAAGATTATTTAGATAAAAGATATCCAAAAATTTGTTTTGATAATATGACAGTAGGTGAATTTTCAAAGATAGCTCCTAAAGGGCATTTTGTTGCTACAATGAATGGGCATATAACTGCTATTATTGACAATGTAATTGTTGACACATTTGACTGTTCAAATAGAATAATGAAATGTTGTTGGCAAATTATGTAAAATATGTTATAAAAGGACACAATTTTGTGTCTTTTTATTTTTATGTTATAATTGTATTAGGTGATAAAATGATAATTGCTGTTGATAAAAACTCATATCAAGTTGCAAAAAATGATGGCAACAAATATATTTATTTATATGAAGATGAGCCACTAGAACAATTAATGAAAACAAAATTACATTGTATGGAATATAATGAATGTGATTTTGCTGATATAAATACAACAGATTATAATATTGACTGCATTAAAAAATGTAAAATAACAGATAAAGATTGGAATAAACTACCAGATTATGTTGAATATAAGATAGGTATTATAGTACCAAACTATAACTATGAGCATACAATAGAAAAATGTTTAGAAAGTATATTTAATCAAACATATACAAATTATGAAATAATATTAGTAGATGATTGTTCTACTGACAGTAGTGTTGAAAAAGCAAAAAAAATATATAGTGATTTATTATTATCTGATGGTGAGTTTGGCACATTAAAAATAGTTGAATTAAAACAAAAAAGACTAAATGGTGGTGCTAGAAATGAGGGGTATCTACATTTAAGTGATGATGTTGATTATGTTTATTATGTAGATAGTGATGACTGGTTATATGATGAAGATGCTTTATTAAATATAAATAGAAAATTACAAAGTAAACCAGATGTTTTATTTGTTGAAATAATGGAATATAAAAATGGAAAAACAAAAGTGAGCGATATTCCTGAATATAAAGACAAATATGAGGCAATGTGTGGTTGGAGTGGCAGTTGTGGTAAGGTAATAAAAAAGAGCCTAGCAACACGACAAGAATGCTTATATAATGAGGGTACATTAAAAGAAGATAAAAACCAACATTGTAAAATATGCTTTTATATGAATAGTTTTCAATTATTAAAAAAGCCAATATATGTATGGAACAAAGATAATTACAAGTCAGTAACGACAGTAAGAACAATAAACCCTTTATGGGAAACAAGTACAATAAGACATTATGCAGACACATTACAATTATATTTAACAATAAAAGGAAAAGATGAAAGAATTGATAAGATATTAAAAAATAGAATAGAATTAACAAGAAAGGAGATATTAGATGGAAAGGATAGACAATGGTAAGCTATTAAGTATTACAATACCATATTATAAAACTTATGAATTGACAACAAAACTATTAGATAAATTAATACCACAATTAACTGATGAAGTTGAAGTATTTTTAACAGATGATGGTTGCAACGAAAAAAGATTAGATGTATATAAAGGAAAAATAAATATAAAACATTGTAAAACAAACAAAGGTGGTGCATTTGCATCAAATGAGGGAATAAGAAAATCAAAAGGTAAATATATTGCATTAATAGATAGTGATGATTTAATTAGTGATGATTATGTTGAAACATTATTAAAAGCAATAAATGAACATACAGAAGATGTAATTATATTTGATTGGCAAGATATGAATACTGGTGCAGTAGTGCATCACCCAAGTAATTATGCACCTTGGAAAGCAATATATAAAAAAGAAATAATGCCTTTATTTAAAGAGGGGTGGATATATAGTTATGATGTACCTTTTCAAGAAGATTTAGCAAATAAAAAGCCAAGTGTTACATATTTAGATAAAGTATTGTATTATTATAATTCAAATAGAGATGGTAGTTTAACATTAGAAAAGAAAGCAATTATAGAGGGAAGAAAAAGTGAATAGTCCAATAGATATAGTTTTGCCATTTTATAATGATAGTGATGAAAAATGGCATAATGTAATGCATGAATATATGGTAAAAGAAAACACAAATGATAGACAAGTTATTGGAGAAGAAAGATATAGAGACTGGGAAAATGCTAAATATTGGTTTAGATGTATTGATGAAAATTGTAAATGGGTAAATAAAGTTTTTGTATTAGTAGCAAGTGAAAGTCAAATACCAAAATGGCTAGATAAAAATAATTCAAAATTAAGAATAGTATTACACGAAGAATTTATACCAAAAGAATTACTACCTACTTTTAATACAATGACAATAGAATTATTTATAAGTAGAATAGAAGATTTATCAGATAATTATGTATATTGTAATGATGATTATTTCTTTTTAAACCCAACAACAGAAACAATGTTTTTTGTAGATGATAAACCAGTATATAGAAGTAATGAAAGCAAATTAGAAAAATTTGATGATGGTTATTTGAATAGTAGTGATGGAACATTTTATAGTTGTTTAAATAATGGTATTGAATTTCAATTAAAAACACTAGGAAATAAAGCAAAATGGTATTCACTAGACCATATACCAGTTGCACATAAAAAAAACTTTGAGAATAGTGTTTTAAGAGAAAATTATGATATGTTTGTAAAAGCAAATTCATATAGCAGATTTAGAAACAAAAATAATTATTCAAATCATGTATTTGTATGTTTATATAGAGATTTAAACCCATATTATAAATTTGATTATATAAATAGTTATTATGTAACAATAAAAAAAGATATAAATTTTAATGAACACGCAAATTGTAAAATGGTATGTTTTAATGATACAGAACAATTAAGCAGTGAAGATTTTGAAGAAGTTAAAAATAGAATGTTAGAGTTTTTTAAAAACAAATTCCCTAAAAAATCATCATTTGAGAGGTGATTAAATGGTTAAATGCCAAGTAATAAAAGATTTTACATTATCAAGATTTAATGAAATAATAGAACTAGAAAGAAAATCAATAGAACAATATGGCAAATTATTTATTGGTGATAGATTTAAGTGCAACAAAGAAATGGCAGAGTATTTATTAGGCAATAATGAAAAAGGAAGTATTGTTATTAAAATAATAGAAGTAATACCAGGAGGTAAATAATATGTTTGACAATGTTTATTCACAAAAAATAAATTTTCTAGTATATTAAATAAATAGTGCGAATAAGCACTTTTTTTATACCATTTTGACAAAAAAAGCAAACATATGTTATAATGAGTATAGAGGTAAAACTCATATCAATTCACACTTGGACGAGACCAAGAAAAAAAGCGAAGGGAGAGATAATAATGCGTGAATTTTTGAAAGGACTTGATTTAGATAGTGAACTTATTGATACTATTATGGCTGAACATGGCAAATTAGTAACAAAAGATAAAGAGGAGTTGCAAACCTTGAAATCTCAAATTAAGGAATTAAAAGAAAATTCAAAAAATGCAGATGAACTTCAAACAAAGTATGATGAACTTGTTAAAAAAGTTGAAGAAGAAACTGCAACAAAAAAAGCCAAAGAAGAAGATGATATTTTAACAAATAACATTAATGAAGTATTTGGCGATAAAAAGTTCGTAAATGAATTTACAAAAAATGCAATTATGAACGAAATTAAAACAGCATTGAAAGATGCAAATAATATGGGTAAATCTGCAAAAGATTTATTCGAAGAAATAACTAATGGAAAAGATGGTATTTTTGAAAACCCAAATCAAATTCAAGATATGCCAAGTATAGATGAAAATTTTGAAAGTGCTGTATCAAAAGATGACTTTGATAAAATGAGTTATAAAGAAAGATTAGATTTAAAAAATACTAACCCAGAGTTATTTAACAAATACAATAATATGTAAAAAAGAAAGGAAGAATTTATTATGGCAATGACTAAAATGGCACAAATGATTGATCCAGAAGTTATGGCTCCAATGATTGGTGCAAAAATTGAAAAATCAATAGTTGCAACACCATTTGCAAAAATTGATACAACATTAGTAGGAGAAGCAGGAGATACTATTACAGTACCAAAATATCAATACATTGGTGATGCTGATGATTTAGCAGAAGGAGTAAATGCTGATAAAACTCAATTAACAACTGCAAAAGCATCATACAAAGTAAAGAAAGCTGTTAAACAAGTAGAATTAACAGATGAAGCTGTATTATCAGGATATGGTAACCCAGTAGGAGAAACAAACTCACAATTAGCAAAATCTATTGCATCAAAAGTAGATAATGATGTTATGGATGCACTAAAAGGAGCTCAATTAGGATACACAGGAGCAGCAACAGGTATTTCATATGATGAAATCGTAAATGCAATTGATGTATTAAATGAAGAAGAAAATGTTGAAAAGGTAATGTTTATTCACCCAAAACAAGTATCTGAATTAAGAAAAGATGCTAACTTTATTTCAAATGACAAATATCCAAACAATGTTATTATGAAAGGTGAAATTGGTATGATTGCAAACTGCCGTATTGTACCAAGTAAAAAAGCAGTAAATGATGAAAAAACATTATTCTTAAACCCAATTGTTGAATTAAAACCAGAAAGTCAAACTGGAGATGAAATTGCAGCAGTTACAATTTTCTTAAAGAGAGATACAAATGTTGAAACTCAAAGAGAATTAAATAACTATACAACATTAATTGGTGCTGACAAACATTATGTAGCAGCATTAACTGATGAAAGTAAAGTTGTTGTTGCTAAATTTGATGCAACTGGCGTAAGTTTATAATATAAAGGAGGCATATTATGACATTTGAAGGACAATACCTAACATATGCAGAATATCAAGCACTAGGTGGTTCTGCAATTGGCAATATGCCTTTTAATCTATTAGAATTTGAAGCAAGAAGATTAATTGACATAAAAACCTTTAACAGATTAGTTGATGGTGAAAATATACCACAAGAAGTAAAACTATGTGATTATCAGCTGATAAATAGTATAAAATCGTATTATGATACAATTAATGGTATTAATAATGAGGGAAATAAAGCAAGTGAAAGTACAGATGGATATTCTGTAAGTTATATAACAAAAACACAAGTAAAAGATATTATTGAAACAAATAAAGAAGAATACAACAACATAATAGATAAATATTTAATGTTTGTAATTTATAATAACGAACACTTGTTATATAGAGGTTTATGATAACTAATTCAAGTTTAACTATTTATCATATGAGTGGTTTAGATGTATCAACACATTTAGAAAAATGGACTAGATATAATTATTCAAAAGTGTGGTTCTTTGGTGGAAAAGGTGCAAGTATTAATAAAGGGTATGACAATGCCAATGACGTTGAAATTAGAATACCTTATGACCAAAATGCTGATTTAGATATAACTAAATTTGCAATAGGAGATATTATAGTACAAGGAACATTAGAAACTGACATAGAAACACAAGAAGATTTATCTAGTTATGATATATATAACATAACAAGCATTAAAAATAATACATTTGGTACAGAACATATACAT